ATCTGGATCCCATAGGGCAAAGCGCCCTACAAATTGAATCCCGCAATCTTCCATGTCTCCGCGGAATCTCGCCATTAGTTCTGGATCAATTGTGGTGAATTTCCCAGGACCAATAATTTTGTTGAACTGCACATCAAAAGGTTTATTGATGCAATACTCATAGTATACAGAATTACCGTAGATATGTTTTCGGTAGAATGGAATAAGAGGATCAGAATAGTATTCCATTATAATCTGATCTGATCTATGTGGGTTGAATTTCTTTATCACGCCAATCGGATAGAATGAAATGAAAATTCCATAGTCCTTAAGCAAGTTGATACCGGCTAGCTTGGCAAACTCGAAAATTGGAATTGTAGAGATTAGCTCATCATATTCAATCGTTAATGACTTATCTACGTGTGTTACCTTAGCATGTACGATATGCTCGTTTACATCAATCTTAGTTACAGTTATATTGCCATACATGCGTACATCAGAAGTTACAGCATAGTTATCTATCATGTAAACTTCTGTTGCATTCTTTTCTTCCTCAGGATTACTGCGAGCAAGATCAATCTTGACATCCTTTCGATATAATTTTTGAGCATACTCTCTTGCGAAAGGTATTCCTGTATCTGAGGTAAAATGGAAGATCGACATTGAAATTGGATCTTGTGTCGTATATTCGCTCTTGTCCTTAAAAACAATGACGTAATCTTTATCGGCAAATCTTGGAGCATCGCCTTGATCTATAATAAAATTGTCACGCGTTCTTTGGTTAACTTTCTTTTGTGCTAATAGACCAGCATATCCGCCGCCTAGTATCAGAGTATCAACTTTGAGATGCATTTGTAGCCCCTATAAATGTGACTTGCCCCGCACGAGGCGGGGCTGTGTTGCTTAATGCCGATACCTATTAGGCAACGACACGGTTGAATGCCTCACGGATAGCATTGTAGTGGCCGCGGTTATTGCGGACATTCTCGCTAGCCATCGGGTGCGTATTGAGGACTTCATCAAACTGCGCCTCATCCATACGCGGATTCTGGACCAGCATGTCGAGGAACGCATTGCGGAAGCCACCAGTACGACCGCCACCGCCGCCACCAGCTTGCTTGCGATAGACCGGCAGGTCATTCTTCTTGGCATACCCGCGGATCATTGCGCCAGCCATGCGCTCGTTGATTACACCGCTACCGCGGTCAACAAGCTCTGCGACGACTTCGTTGAATCCATCCTCGCTTTCGATGTCTTCAGCACCACCGATGATGCTTTCGACCATCTCATCCTTTTCTTCGCGGGACAGCGCGAAGCCTGCATCAACCATGAACTGGTTGAACATGCGAGTTACGCTGCTGAAAGGAACGCCTACCTGAAGCATGGCGACCTTTACAGTATCAGGGTCGATGTCTTCAACGTTGGTATTCTTGGTCTGCTCGTCAAACACTTCGCGTGCTTTGGCTTCCATTTCTTCTTTGCTGATCTCTTGCTCTTCACTCATCTCAGTTTCTCCGGTAGGTTGTGCAGCCGAAAATTCGACTGTCATTATATTTTACCCTAAACTTCGATTTGATCGTAATAGAAAAAATCTATAGTTTGGATAAAATATTCTTATTGGTCGAACCGAACATCTATGATGCTTGGATATTTGCCACGCGTATCGACCTTAATTTCGCTTGGCTTTCTCAGTCTTGGGCACTCTTGCAACAGCTCCGCGGTCGTTCTAGCAGTGCCATTACGAACCTTTACCCAATGTAGAGAAGCATGCCTAGCATAGCCAGTATGGTCTAGGGTAACATACTCATTAAAGTATCTCATACCAACGTAGTATGAAACTTTGACCATATCTGGCCTATTGCTTTTCTGGTGTAAGTGATACGTTATATCTTGTACATTGTACCACTTACCGCGTTTGTCTGCGCCATCATCTTCCTTGATGATTTCGCCTTTGTATGCTTTCGTGCTGAGAGCAGTTGGACGTGGAAATTCGTATCCACACCATTCACACGTGCGCGTCTGAATTGGAACAATTACTCCGCAATTAGGGCACTCTTTAGTTGGGGCTTCTCCTTCCCCATTAGGATCTTTGCCCTTACGCATCTTGCGCACGCGGATGTCGTTAATTGGGCCTAGTCTCGCTGTATTCCCTGCGAAGTCTAAGACAAGGCAATGATCTTTACCTTCTGCGATACGCAATCCGCGTCCTATTGTTTGGACGTGAATTACAGGCGACTTGGTTGGCCTAAGTAAAGCAATAAGGTCAATTTCAGGATCATCAAAGCCAGTCGTTAACACATTGACATTAACTAAAGCTCTGAAGTGCCCTTCTTTATACAGCTTGATAATTGTGCTACGGTCAAAGTCCATCTTGGAATGGACAACCATAGTCTTAATGCCAAGCCTGATTAGCGTTTCCGCAATTGATTCGGCATGCTTGATGTCGATAGCGAAAATTAGCCATTTCTTATAGTTCTTCCCTGCTGCTATAATTTCTTTGCAAGCAGCAGTGGTGATCTCTTTTATGTTGAACTCATCTGACATCTGTGCTGTATCAAAGTCACCTCCGCGGGTGCCTATATTAATGGTATCAAGTCGAGTTGATGTCGCTTGAGTTTTCAGCCTACACAGGTAGCCCTGCTTAATTAGGCTGACGAATTTGTTGGATGACGTGTAGTCAACTACAATATCATCAAAGATTGTATCATCTGAATCTCCGTATATCAATCCAGAACTAAGCCTGAATGGAGTTGCTGTTAACCCGAAATAGCGCGGGTGATCAAGGCTCGCAAAGAAAGTGCGATACATTGAATCGCTGTCAGGAGGAATAAGATGGCACTCATCAACGATAACGAGGTTAACATCACTAAAAGCGGAACCATATTTGTATACGGATTGTATTCCCGCGATAGTGATCTGCTTGTTTTCGCGTCTTCCGATTGAAGCTGAGTTAATTCCAATCTTGTCAGATAACGCCGATAAGTGAAAAGAAAGCGCCCCATAGTCTTGCTCAAGGATTTCTTTAACATGCGATAGCACCAGGATTTTGGTTTGTGGCCAATTAGTGATAGCTTTGTGAATAATATCAGCCATCACGACTGTTTTGCCACTTCCTGTTGGAAGGGCAACTAATGGGTGTTTATTGGGATGCTGCCTCATGTAATTAAATACATTAGCAGCAATAGGCTTTTGATATGGTCGAAGCTCAAACATTGTCAAAACTCCTACTAAGCTCGTAATCTTTGCACCCTAGTCGCTGTGTTTGTGTGGGTAACCATTTATTATGAAAAGCGCATCGCCACTTGCCTTCATTATGTATTTCTATATACTGGCAAGTACGGCAATTATTTTTTATTTTGGCATTAAAATGACAGACAGATCTAGCGCGGCACATCTTACATATAAACCACGTTGGTCCGGCAATTTTCTCAGGCAATCTGTCAAGCATTAAAAGATTTGTTGCGCGCCTGGCATAATCGCGGAAATTTTGATCATCGTATTCGTACCAGTCATACGCTCGTTCTTCATTATCTTTATTCGTTACAATAAATAAACATATTTCTGCCTTTAAGTAGTGCATATACTGATTGATTTGCGCATAGTATTCTGGGTTTGTTTCTTGCAGCCCTTTCTTTTTGTATCCCTTGAAGCTCTTGCTATTCATAGTTTTCACTTCTAGCAAGATCCTTTTCTTTATGTTGAGAAATTGAATCTCATTTATAATGCCATCAATATGTCCGCAAAGATGTTTTGAATCATCAGATACTTCATGCTGCTGAAGAACAACTTCGATACCTGCTCGGCTTAGATCTCTGATAACAACCTCTTCTTCAAGACGCCCGCGATCCAAAAGGCGTCGATGCTGTGCGAATGTGTAATTTTCAAATGCCCAGTGGAATGCGTAGAATAGGTAACGATCACAAGGATGCCCGATGCTAGACATTCCTAGATATGGTCTTTCAGTTTCATATATCTTAGCATTTTCAATAGCGTGAAATAGCTCATCTCTTACTGGGATTTTAGCCATTATATAATCTCCAAACAAGTGGTAGTGCGCCCCGAAGGGCGCAGCATTGATGTGCTAGAATGGCGCCTCGTCAAACACGCCATTCGAAGCAGATACTTCAGCACCTTCCGGCGCGAATTTCTTGATGACGTTCTTGGCTGGCCACTGATCTGTGCCAGGATCAATCGCTAGCTTCATCATGAACGGAATGTCATGAATCTCTGCGCTATCTTCGATTACATCGAAGCCACAGGCCTTGACTAGAGATGCGAACTCGCGTTCAGCAATCTCGACCGCGGTGGGATTGGGATTGACAAGGTTGAACATATGCCAAACCCGCGTTCCTGCGCATGAATTATCTCCGTCTTGTGTAGAGACAATTTTCACCTCAATCTTGAGGTATTTGCCGGTACCAGATTTGGTATCATTTAGAGTAGACTTTTGTACATAGCCTACGTACCAGCCAGGATCAAGCACAGCAAAGCCTGAATCGCCCTTGCCTTCAGTATTGAAAACACTCGGTAACATTGCCATCTTATTGGCTCCTAATTTTACGGAAGATGTTGATGATGTTGGGTTCTTCTTGTGGCGATAGTTTGCCACTGCGATCTTTCGCTACATATCGATGATCTCCTACAGTTTGAAGGTATCGGCTGCCATCTCGATTAACTCGCATACAGAATACTTCATCAACGAGATATGGCAGATTGAATGGCAGGACTTTGCCAGGAAGATATGGTTCATACTTATTTGAACCACTCTCATCCTCAACGCGTTTCTGCTTAGCGATTAGCACTATGTCGCGTTTTGGAATGTCTCGAAACCTGCGAATCATCATACCAACAGACTCCGCGACTTTGCCGTAAGCCTGTCTAGCATCTATCTTCCCTGAATCTGATTCGCTAATCATTTGTTTTTTGATAGAGACAAGACAGACTTCAGTCAGCTCACTAATGCTGTCGATACAGATTGTGCCGTACTGTTTTGCCTCTTCGCTTTTCAGAACGAAATCATAGGCATCGCTTACCTCTTGAAGCGTTCGCACTTCAACATACGGAATGTTAGTGCCTTGTAAGCTAAGCAGCCCACCTTCCGCGGAGATAATG